AAGGAAAAATCGAATGTATTCGATCAGGAAAGGAAGGAACCCATAGATTCTACAAAATCAAAAACTTCCTCGAAGATTGTTCTAACAAACCAAAACCTCCTCCACAAGAAGAAAAGAAACCCGAACGACGAAAAATATGCTACTGTCGAGTATCAACCCGAAACCAAAGAGATGATCTCGGACGACAGGAAGAATACCTCCGTTCCAGATACCCAAATCACGAGTATATTAAAGACATTGGAAGCGGTATTAATTTCAAGAGGAAAGGACTTAAAGCCATTTTGGAACAAGCGTTTAAGGGAAATATCGAAGAACTTGTGGTTGCCCACAAGGACAGACTCTGTCGTTTCGGATTTGACATCTTTAAATACATCATTGAAGAGTTATCCGGAGGAAAAGTCGTGGTTCTCGACGACAGTAAAAGTTCACCCGAGCAAGAACTCGTCTCAGACGTTTTATCAATCATCAACGTGTTCTCGGCCAGAATCAATGGACTTAGAAAGTATAAAACAAGAATTAAAAACGACCTTGAAGCGAATAAAAACTCTAAAAGAGGAGTGGATGACGGAGGAAGAAGCGGAGGAGACGAACAAGTTCAAGAAGGAGTTATCGGTAAAAGCGTCTCGGTTGAAGACGTATCTAGGTAAGTTTATGAGAACAAAAAGATATGTTTTAAAGTTGTCAAAGAACCAAACGAACATCATTAATCGGTGGTTTGGAATCTATCGTTGGTTCTATAATAGAGCAGTCGATTACTGTGAGGAAAATAAAGTTTATTCATTTCGAGAGGTCAGAAACCATATGAGAGACTCAAACAGGGAATTTCCTCTTCCTGACTGGTGGAACGAAGAGAACAAAAAAGAAAAGTTAAATGTCTCTCCAAGACTTATCAGCGGAGCAATTCAGGATTGTTGTAAGGCATACAAGACATCATTCTCTTTGTTCAAGAAGAAACTTATTCACTGCTTCAAGATACATTATAAAACGAAAAAGGACAAGACACAGACACTGTATATGGAAAAGAGTTGTTTCAGTACGAACAATACTCTTTTCCCCACGTTATGTTCCTTTGGAAAGATTAACGCTTATTATAAAACCAGTCGAAAGAAGTTAATGGTGTCTAATCTGAAGATTAAGAATGACTGTCGAATTTCGTTTTTAAACGGACGATATTACCTCTTGCTTCCTCAAGAGACACCAGAAGAATCCAAATACAATAACGCTGACTGGGTTTCAATTGATTCTGGATGCCGAACATTTCAATCGTGCTACTGTCCTGATGGTCATACCGTTGAGATTGGAACGGACATGAATCAAACATTTAAACATTCATTAAACAAGATAGATGCAATCAATCGTCTTTATAGTAAGTCCAACTGTAAGGACAGAAAACGACGACTTAATGCAAAACTAAAACGAGTATATGAAAATGTCAAGAATCAAGTTGATGATCTACACTGGAAGACATGTAAGTTCCTTACCTCGAATTATAGTTCTGTAGTTATCTCAGACTTTAAAGTGTCAGAACTGTTGAAGAAGAAAAGATTAAACAAGTTCAGCAAGAGACTTTTACAGTTTCAATCTCATTATAAGTTTCGTTGCCGTCTCGTAGAAAAGTGTTTTCAGGCTCATGTTCAACTGTTCTTAGTTGATGAAAGTTATACGTCCATGACTTGTAGTTGTTGCGGGACACTCAACCGCAACTTGGGCTCAAGTAAATTTTTTGACTGTAAAGCCTGTGGTGTTCATATGGATCGTGATCTCAACGCCGCACGAAATATGTTCATCAAATACTATCATGAAATTCTTAACGGAGAGATTCTTTATTTACATCCGTTCTCTCCACCCGTGACGCTCCCGCGGGGCAAGCTTGTATCTGTGGATGGATCCAGATATAAGTAAAGACTTATTCATGTTCGAGAAGAAATGATTAGTTAGTTTCTCCTTTATCAAAGTTTTTTGTTAAGGTTGAGACAGGTTGAAGACGATTAGAATCAAATTAATGGTTATAATCGTTTTTAAGTAGCGGGTAATACTTTGAATTTCCCGCGCATTTTTGATACAGTTTTGTGAATTTTTTAACCTTGGAAAGATAGTTGGTTCCAAATCGAGACCTTAGAGCAGAGAAACACTTGGGGGTGTTTTTCTTATTTCCAAAAGCACCAAACAACAATTTCATCTCGCCCACCACGTCGATGAGTTGATTTTCATATACCAAGGTATTCATCTTTTTTTATATACGCTAACTTTTAAATCAAGAATTCATTTTTAATTCGACCGGAAGAGACAAGAAAGAGGAAAATGCTTTTGAAAAAATGATTTCCCACAGAGAAACAAGGGAAGAATAAGAAAAAGAAATGACCGAGACAATTACAATTCGCGTTTCTGGCCAGACCTTTGTGTGCAACAAGAGTTGGTTTATGATCACAAGTCAGGAAAAGTTCAACTCTCAAGATAAAGTCAATCGATTTTCTGGGCTGATCCGAACCTTGTTGGAAACCGATCCAGAGGAGAAGGAGTATACCCTATCGTCGAATGTGTTTAAAAACGAAACATTGGCTTCTCTGTTCTTTGAATTTATGGTAAAATGTAATGGAGTTCTCCCTGCCATTCCATCATGTCCATTATCATCCTCGGATCTCAAGGACATTGTTCCCAAAACTCATGGTTGGATGGTAGAATATTTGGACAATATTCCCAAGAAAACTCTCTTTGACTTGATTAACGTAGCAAACTATATGGATTCACCAGCACTTCTTCTCTATCTTTGTGTCAAGACAGCTACAATGATTCGAGGAAAGAAGGTCGAGGAGATTAAATCTATCTTGAAGCCTGATGATGAATAAATCCCGATAAAGAACCATTTGTATGTATCTACATACAAATGAAAAGAATTACACTCTTCCTAGAGACGACAACATGTTTTCAAATTCAGATACAAATTCCTTGGTATTACATACATGTCCATTTCGGAACTTGGCTCCCACACTTGCTCTCATTTTTCTGAGGTCAGACACATGTTCAGCCCAATAAATGGCCTTTTCAATGTATTCGTCTTCGGTGGTTGTGATGAACTCGGGCAAGTCGCTATTTCGTAATATACTCGTAGATACATTTTGAATATGATATTGTCTCACGGAATCAAACAAGGTTAGAACAGGAATATTGAACCATAGGCATTCACATGTCGTGGTTGTTCCTGAATACGGAAAGGTATCCAGCGCTAAATCTATCTTGGAAAAATCATTGTAATGTTGCTCAGAAGTATCGGCATACTGAAGAATATCTACACGGGAAATCAGTTCCTTGTGAGTAAAAGAAGCCAGAAAACTGGAACGAACTTTGGGAGAGACAAATTCCTTGGTTTTTATTACCAATCTTGCCTTGGGACATTTCAGTAGAATCTTTTCCCATATTTGCAAGACCTTGGGATTAATCTTGTCATACCTATTGAATGACCCGAAGCGAATGACATCATCAGTGAATGGGGATTCTTTTCCTATTTGGTCTCTTCCCGAATAGCACAGGAAACAATGTTTCATAAATAATAGTTTCTCGGAATAATATTTCTGGGTAGATTCATTATCACAAAACATATCTGTAATATGATAGTCGATAGACGTCAGACCACTCGTTCCCGGATATCCACAATAAGAGATTTGAATAGGGGCCGGTTTCTCTGCAAACACATCTAATCTGTTATCACAAGTGAGCCCGCTCATGTCGAATAATATATCAATGGAATGTTGGTGTATCAGGGAACAAACTTCATTCACCGTCTTGCCCTTGATGATGTTCCAATTACAATCAATCTTGGGGAACTCTACGATACGGGTTGAATAACAATATAGTTCAAACTTGGTTCTATCCAGATTCTTTAGTATAGGAGACAAGAAATAACTGACGGGATGATTACAAAAATCACCTGATATAAATCCCACATGAATTTTATTCCCTCTAGATTTATAGCTCCCTCCATCGGCGCGCACTTGTGGGAAGAACTTGTCCATTTGAAAATGAAGATTGGGAAGCTCCATTGGATCAGAGAGTTTATAGGAAGTATATCCTAAAAGTAATATCTTATTTTGGAAGGCTATTAACGACTTTGGGTTCAGAGCCAAAGCTTGGTCATAGTGTTTCAATGATTGAGAGAATTCCACCTGATTACAATACGCCAGTCCTATATTGGTATGAATGGCTGAAAGCATTTCTGATGTATTGACCGAGATGTGGGCAGATGAATGGTTAGCCAAGGCTTTTTTATAGTATTCAATGGCTTTTTCAGAATTTTTAAGCTCTGTATGGATGTTTCCTAAATGATTATTGATATCAGGGTCATTCGGAAGTAGATACAAGGCCTTTTCCAGATACAACTTTGATGTATGGAAATCCTTGATATCAAAATAGATGAGGCCAATTCCATTCCAACACTTGACTTGGAGTTGTATGATATCCTTTTTCACATTGGCCTTGTTCTTTTGGGATAGAATGATATCTCCAATATCAATAGCAGTCTTGTAATGGACAAAGCTCTTGCGTGTGTCGTTCAGATTACGATACATAAATCCCAGATTGTATTGTAGGCGCAAGTTTGTTGGAATATACATCAATAGTGGCTCCAATAGTTCAACACTTTCCCGAAAATTATTGTTATTATAGACGGCTAAATGTGTAGATAGGTCATCAAATATCGATATGGCCTCGGTGTGCAATGGTAGAATAGTTAAACAAGCATAAATACGGTGCAGGCAATCCAGATAATACTTTTTATGTTCTGGAGGAACGACACCGTCTTGACAGGGAATAATACGTAGAACAAATTTTACATACAATAAATGAGCATCCATATAGGCATCTTCATATTCTTGTTCCGAGTGAATTTTATTCACATGAATCTGTTTGATATCGGCAAGGAACTTTAATAGCGGGGAAGAATCCCTATCAATCGTATTGAAAGAAGAAGGTAGTTTCTCGTATACCTTTTTCAGGCGACGATACTCCTTTGGTAGAGATGAGATATCCATTGTAATATCAAAGCAAGAGTTTAAATAGGTTAAGAAGCTTGGAGAATTTTATTCGTGTAGTATTTAAATTGTAGTTTGTCTTCATTGAATGTGAATTTAGAGTAGTTTAGTTTTGAAACATCCAAGTCGGCCCAAGAATTCAGGAGCATTATAGGATAATCTCGTGCCAAGTTCCTGTGGAATTCACTAGTCAAACAAATAGGGACAACTTTGAGATATAAACACTCCCATAATCTATGACAGTCGACCCCATTACCATCAGGGCTAATACAAAACTTGTATTGTTTGAGGGTAGCAAGATAGTTTTCATAATCTTTATTCGAAACATATGGGATTATTTTTCCTACTTATAATATCAAAGCACAGTTGCCGTTTTTGCGGGCATGTGGTGATATTAAAGTTAAAAAACACATCACGAGTCTTGTCTGATGACTGTAGGC